CCATATAGACCACGCTGCGGTAAGGTTGTATCTAAAGAAACTAATAGAGGAACTGAATTATGAACCGCCCTGGGAGGATACGTAATGGCACTAGAACAGCTTACACTTAAAACAGGGCTTAATAAGGTTGAGGTGGCTCTCCAATTACTCAGAGATAATGAGCCACCAGAGGGATATTACTTGGCAGATAGTGGTGGCAAAGATAGTTGTGTAGTCAGAGATATATTGATTAAGTCAGGTTGTAAGTTCGACGCTCATTATTGCGTATCGCCAATTGACCCACCACAGATATGGAGTTTTCTAAAAGAACATCACCCCGACACCCAATGGGATTACCATGCTAGAGGGTGGTGGAAGATGGTAAGAGAGAGATGTTTGCCAATGCGACAAGCCAGATGGTGTTGTCAGGTTATTAAAGAGGCAGGTGGTAATGGGAGAATGGTAGTGTTGGGGAATCGCAGAGCAGAAAGCAGTAATAGGGCAAGCCAACCTGATATAGAACTTTCACATGATGGTAAAAAGACATTAGTTAGACCGATTGCCAATTTCACCGAGTATGATATTTGGCAATATATCCGAGAAAATAATGTGCCTTATTGCTACCTCTATGACGAAGGTTTCAAGCGTTTAGGTTGCGTTCTGTGTCCGTTTTCTAGGGATATAAAACGTGAAGAAGAATACTTTCCTGAAATAGTAAAGCTATGGAAACTAGCTTGTAATCATATAGCAGAGGATAGAAAGGCTAGAGGGTATAAGACAAAGAAGGGCAAGCCAGTAAAGTACAGATTTGAAACAGGAGAGGAATTATATCAGTGGTGGACAAAAAGAAGATAGCAAGGGAAGCACCTAAAGAGTTAATGGGCTGCTTACTTTCACTAGAGGAGCTAGAGAAAATATATAACGAGGCTGAATGTGCCAAAGATACTATGGAAAAAGCGGTAGTAGACCAACTTCAGTCACCCAAGCTCAAAGCCTACATAGAGGCAGAGAAGGCTAGAATGATGTCTGAGGGGTATAAGCAAGCTAAACAGGAGTATGAGGTGGAAGCACCAAAAAGAGAGAGGAAGCCCCTAACAGGGCTCAAAGGCTACCATGATGTTGATGAGGTTTATCCACTAGATGCCGAAATATACCCATATCCTAATAAAACAGGAGGTAAAAAATGAATATACCAGAAGCGATAGACTGTTTGAATAGCATCATGGGGAGTACCTTCAGCAACCAGACATATAGGCAAAAAGCTCTCCAGCTTGCGATAGAAGCATTGAATCTGGTGAAAGAGGAAAGGGAATTGAGGAAGGACTACTATTTACTAAGTGAAAGCCCTGCAGAACAATATCAACATCCTGACAGCGTAAGCGACCCAAGGGATTAAAAGGGAGGTATAGATGAGCAGAATATATTTAACCAAGGCGGAGTTAGTACAAGAGAATGAGGAACTTAAAAAGGAGCAGGCGAGGCTTATCGAAACCATATCTGTACTACGAACTAGGGAGCATAGCGTAGAGGCAAAGCATTTACTGGCTATACAGTTATTGAAGGCTACGCTCGGAGTGACTTAAAAGGAGGCAACATGCCAATAGAACTAGAACTACTAATAATTGGGGTATTCATGTTAGCAGGGCTTGGAGTCGGACTGGGATTATTACAGCATTGGAGGTAGCATGACAGAAGACGAGATAAAAGGCATATCATACACTTTGGGTTACAACGAAGCTATGAAACATTGTGAGGCACAGGTTAAGGCTGGCATGAAGGAAATGTACCTTGGCATGATGGATTTCAGAAAAGAAGTGAAGAAACTATTTGCCCTAGACTGGAGAGAGAAATTAAAACAGGAGGAGAATGAATGGAGAGCTTTGCTTTGGAATCATCATGGTTGTGAGAATATGTGTTTATATGGTGATGACGGTGAAATGCAGTGTAACGCTTTTAAACATAAAGCATATGGGTTTCCTTCGTTCCCTGATTTTAAGCGTGACTCTGCTAATCTATTGAAGTGGAAACTAGCCAATGACGAATATAGAAAGATATTTCCAAGACCAGAAGGAGGCAGATAATGGAAGCACCTAAAGAGTTGGAAGATTGCTTGCTGAGTAAACAGGAAACCTTTGACGCCTTGAATAATCTGTACAATGTTGTAGCTAATTCTGGAGTAGATATAGCAACTATCACCGATGAACAGGAGGAAGAGGCAGTAGCAAAAGCCCAACTAGAGAAGTGCAGGGGCTATATCCAGTCTAAACTCAAGCCGCCAAAGCTGATAAAAGAGTGCATATTGCCTGACGATGAAATGTTGAGCCTTTATAAACGGAGCATACATGGTGACTGCATATTATGTGGCTTACAAACAATAGTGTGGGACCAATTACACTCTCCCAAACTAGCAACCTACATCCAATCTCAGGTAGAGGCTGGCAAGAAGGCAGAGAGGGAGAGGATACTAACTGCGATAGTAGAAGCTAGAAAGCAAATAACAGAAGAAAAAGAAAGGCAATGTATACTTGAGCCAAAAGACAGGCAAGCGGAGATGGCTTTTAACAGCCAATTAAAAGGGCTTCAGCAAGCAATAGATATTGTAAAACAGGAGGCAATAAATGAATTATTATCAATACACATTAAGGCAATCACTACTCAGGGAGATACGGCGAAATCAAGTACACGTTGACCTATGGCATCGGACCAGGTATTCAGAGAACGCTAACAAGGGGATGATAGTATGAGGCTAGAAATAATTGCAGATGATGGCGACAACAGGGTAACTAGAATATATGCTAGAAAGGGTTTTATAATACATGATTTTGCTTTAGACATAGATGAAGATAATGCCCTATATGCTAGTTCAGTTATAGATATGCAACCAATTGAGAAGGGCCCACCTTATCCCTGCTTAGCAATGATGGAGAAGTGCTTTGTAAAATATATAGAAACTAAAGGGCACTCTGGGAGTTAAGGAGTTAGATGATGGCAGAATACGAGGAAATAAAAAAGCACATTGGGCATGATGTAACGATCGTTGAGAGCGACAACGGCGATATCTATGCTATAGAGGATTGGTCGCCGCCGCCCACTCATGTATGGCATGGTAAGGAATACGGCAGAGCTGGCGGAGAGGTAGACGTACATGATTAGTTTCGTGGAAACAAAATTGCTTAACGTAAAAAGCAATACTTGACAAAATCTGTTCGTACAAGTATATTAAATCATAGATACACGCATGAGCTAGGGTCGGATGTAACAGTCTGGTCCTTTTTTGTGTATGGAGATGAGTGAAGATAATCGAGGCGTTAAAGCCACTACTAATTGATATAAAATCAGTCAAGCCAGACCCACGAAACGCAAGACAACATCCGTCTAGGAATATAGACACTATCAAGAAATCGCTAGAGGCATACGGTCAGCGAAAGCCGATAGTTGTTAATTCCAATACTGGATTTATAGAAGCTGGAAATGGAATGTGGGAGGCTGCCAAGTCGTTAGGCTGGACTCAGATAGCAGTTGTTAAGGTAGATGATGACAAAGACGTAGCCAAAGCATACGGATTGATGGACAACCAATCGGCATTACTAGCTGACTGGGATTTACCTACATTGAAGGACTTACTCCAAGAGTTAGATGATGGCTCTGTTGATATGGATTTAACAGGGTTCAATGTCGATGAGATAGAGGAATTAATGACTCAGTTTCATGAGGACAATGAAGGGCTGACTGATGACGATGCTATCCCTGAAGATGTTGAGACTGTATGTAAGTCTGGTGATTTATGGATACTGGGTAATCATAGATTATTGTGCGGTGATGCTACCAAGAAGGAAGATGTTGAGAGGTTGATGGGCGGAGAGAAGGCAGACATGGTATTTACTGACCCACCTTATGGGATAGATGTAAAAGGTGATAGAAGTAAGCGGCATGGTATCACAAAAGGAAACAAGCTACAAGATTTCACAGATGACACAACCAAATATGCAGTGGATGCCTTCGCCTTATGTGTATCCATCCCTGTGCAGGTGTGGTGGGGAGCTAATTATTATGCAAATGAGTTGCCTCCATCATCAAACTGGTTAGTCTGGGATAAACGAGAAAATGACATTGAGCGAGATACCCAAAGCGATTGCGAATTAGCATGGTGTAAAAGTCGGTTCAATTCAGTTAGGATATTCCGTCATCTATGGAAGGGGTTAATCAAGGCATCTGAACACGGACAGCGCAGAGTCCATCCAACGCAAAAGCCTATCGCATTGGCTTTATGGGCTATTAAGGAATTAGATGCAGGTAATATAATCCTTGACCTCTTCGGAGGCTCAGGTTCAACACTAATAGCCTGCGAGAAACTAGAGCGAATATGCTACATGATAGAGATAGACGAGCATTACTGTGATGTGATTATAAAGAGATGGGAAGATTTTACAGGCAAGAAGGCAGAGAGGGAGAGGATAATTAAAATAATCGCAGACTACGAGGATGAGAAACTAGATACTATTAGTATGTTAAAAGCAATAAGAGGAGGTGAGTAAATGAGCAACAAAGAAATCAGGCAAATACTAGCAATAATGTCAATGATAGTTCTGGGAGTAATCACAGCATTTTATGTAATAACACAGATGATGCCACTGCTGGAGTTCGAGGCTATATGTGTGCCGTTTATTGGCTGTGTAGCTTGGTTCTTCAAGAAAAAGGAGGAGGACTAAATGACTATACAGGGAAAAATAAGAGAACTGACAGCGGAGCATATGTATAACGCAGTGGGGCATTATTCCCCTTGGCTAAAGGCAACTGAATATACTAAGGAACATTATCGCAAGTGTGCCGACAGTTTACTTAAAGACCAATCCTCAAAAGGCGTGGTAATACAAGGTGAAGAAAGATGTGAGTTTGATGAGTTTGGTTTTCATACGACTTATTTTGTCAAGCCACTAACAGAGGTGAAAGAAGAAAGTGATGATGAGAGGAAATATCCATGTGCCGACTGTGGAATAATGAGAAGCAAAAATGAAGGTGGTACGACATTTACAGTTTGTGATGAGTGTTGGGATAAAGCACATAAGAAGGTGAAAGATGTTTAGCGGAATAGTAGACACGCTAAAAGAGATACTTTCAACATCAGATGAAAGACACGCTTTCATAGTTGGTATAGGGCATTCCTTCTATCGTAGCAGAAAGCCACCTACAAAATACATGGAGGAAGTTATCAGTCCTGAGTACCATTACTACGTTTGCGGCCGGGGAATAGGAAATATAGCTAAGTTTATTGGGATAGCTACGATTGCAGTAATAGCTTGGAGAAAAAGGAAATGATTAGAAGGGCATGGCGATAGATAAATGAGTTCTTTGTGAGGCGATATAGCATCCGCACAACAGAAGGCTCAAAGCGGTGCGGGGAGTTGAATATTAGATTTTACAGGCATTATCGAAAGCGTTACTTAATAAGCAAGGAAATAAAATGCGAAGGTGTTAAGGAAGACTAAATGACCATTCTGTGGGATGTAATCAGTCAGGCGGACCAGAAGAAGTTGAGAAAACTCATGCCAAAATACTGGCGATGTAAACGGCCAAAGGAAGATACAAGGGGAATCCATGTAGAACTCAAGGTTAATCTGGAGCAAGTGGAGCAGCTTATGAAACAGATCCCGAAGGGGCCAATGAGATAATGGCTACACCATCTATCATGGGGATTGCAGGGAGATATTGCCTCTGGTGATGGAGTTTTAATATGACAGAATGGTATTCACCGCGCCAAATAAGATTTGATCTTGCTCAATGCGAGTGGCTGATTCAGAATTTAACTACTTTAGAAGAAGGTAACTGGCCTATTATACCCCCTGGATATACTGATAACTGGATAAGTTTAAGTACCCCCCAGCCTGAGAATGTCAGCACCCCTCAACCTAAAAACGGAACGCATAAAGTCTACGGTCATATGCCAGCGTACTTCGAGACACCAGTACAGATAGCCTCTGAAATTTCTTGGAGGATAGACCGGTGCGGTAAAGAAGGGCAGATGCTCAAAGACAAGCGTCTGCGTGGTAAGGATGACCGGGACATGGAGCTGACCTACGGCATGAGGATAGATGAGATAGATTATTGTATCTATAGAGTTATGAGGTATATTACGGGGTGGAGACGGAAAGGTAAATATAGATTCTGGAAATGGAGGCAACAATGAAAGCTAAAGATTGCCACAAAAACAATTTAGATTGGTATGATGTAACAGATGAGGAGTCTGATAGAAATCACCTGAAGGTTGAAATATGTACTAATCTTGACTGTAAGGAGGATTGCGACAGGATTAGAATTATGGAGGCAACATGGACACATCTGAAGAATACATAAAGATGGCAGACTGCCCTGAGATACAGGGGTCTTGGAAACCCCAAATTGGTGACTATATATTAAGGAGATATACAGTATTTGGTGAACCACTAGATTCTGAAATATGGCCCGATAAAAAGACAAAGGAAGAAATCAATATATTACATTATCATAGTGACTTGCCTCAATATTGGCATGCTGTTACCCCTGATGGGGAGTCAAGAATTGTTGAATTTCCTGATACAACTAAAATGTTTAAAGCAACGCATATTTTCATACCATGCCAAGACCAGCTACAGGAGATGTTGGAAGGCCCTTATATATCGAAGTTTGCAAGAATGATGTATTGGGCTACAGTGATACCAACAGGAGATATAAAACTCATTCCTTTTTGTAAAATGATGCTTGAAGGCAAGGGCTTTGAGGAGTCTAATATTGAAAAATTACCTTCTACAAGATGCGATGCTTTCACATCACCCGAACAGCTCTGGCTGGCCTTTGTAATGAAAGAGAAGTTTAACAAATCATGGAACGGGAGTAACTGGGTAAAAACGCTGTAGTAGCACAGCGGTCTAAGATTATCTCTACGAGTAAACGGAGAAACTTGACAAAAACCTTACGAAGAGATTACTATTGACATCGAAGGGTATTTTACGCCCTGAAGGTTCAAATCGAGAGGTTTGAGCCTTTTTTGTTGCCCAAAATCATCTTTACATAGGCAGAGAGTGGATAACGAGCTACAGGAAATTAAAATGGTAATTGACAGCTTGACTGAGTGTGCAGAAGTACTAACTGAATACCGTTATAAGCTGATGATTAAGAGGGATTTAATGCAAAAGATGATGAGAGCTAATCAGATGCACATTGAGTCCTCTGAAAATGAGTGCTTAGGAGATATGCAATAAATACCCCCCCTAGTGGAGAATTGTTGAAATGAAAGATATAGAAAACGAAATACATCCAAACTGGCCTTATTGGCTTAAATGCATAGCAAGGTATATTAACCCGTATCTTAGCCTTTTGAGAATCAGAATCAAGGGATACTTACATAGGTTGATAGATTCTTTATAAAAGGAGGGAGTATGTCTAAGGTAACATTTGGTAAGGAACTATGCGAAGCGCTGGGATTAGACCCAGGTCGTGTATTCTCGATAGAACTAAAGTCGGCGGTACATGAGGTAGATACGCTGACAATCGGGCAGTATGCGGATAATGATAGGTATAGCGAAGTCGGCAAGGTATTCAAGAAATATAAGATTGAACCTATAGACGACGAAAAAGTATAATCCAATGCCATATAGCCCAGCACGATATTGCAAAGAGCCAAGATGTAAAGATAAGACCACAGACAAGTCTGGCTATTGTGAACTCCATAGACAGGAAGCCCAACGCCAAGCAGACGCCAACCGACCGAATGCAAACGCTAGAGGGTATGGGCGGCGGTGGGGGAAAGCCAGTAAACAATACCTCTCATTCCATCCGCTATGCGTTATCTGCTATCGAGAGGGAGTTGTAGCCCCTGCAACCTTGGTAGACCACATCATTCCACACCGGGGAGACTACAACAAGTTTTGGGATAGAAGCAATTGGCAATCCTTATGTTCAAGACACCATAGTATTAAAACTGCTAAAGAAGATGGTGGATTTAATAACAGAATTAAGTCAACTAATATTCAACAATAACAATTAACAGGATACCCGGGTCAAATCGCTACAATCCTTTAACTGAAAACCATGTCGTCAGTTTTTTATATCATTTCGCAAAACTAGCAAGGGGGGGCATAAAGCTAACTAGCTATTATGAATGAGATAAACGAAGCATTAAAACCGCTTATAATCGATATAGACACTATAAAGCCAGATACAAGGAACACGCGAAAACACAATGAACGTAATATCAATGCTATTAAAGACAGTCTACGTTTATATGGCCAGCGAAAACCTATTATCTGCAATGCTAAAACGAAGATAATCGAAGCGGGTAACGGTCTATGGACGGCGGCAAAGTCGCTAGGATGGACCGAGATAGCCGCGATATTTGTCGACGACGACGCCAAAACAGCCAAGTCGTATGGCATAATGGACAACCAAGCTGCCCTGTTATCAGAATGGGACTGGTCCAATTTGAAGGATACGTTTGAAACTCTGGACGACGGCAGTTTCGATTTAACCGCCACTGGATTTACTGATACTGAAATCGAAGATATTATGACCAGGTATTTCAAGCCCGCTAACATCGACGATCTACTTAGTGAACTCGATATGTCGAATGCCGTACGCACGCCGATATGGGCGGTTATCAGGACCGACGCCAGTAATAAGGCCGTTCTGGACAATGCTTTAATCAAGCTAGAACAGACTGGAATTAAAGTAGAACGCAATTATGAAGATTAAGAAAGTCGACAATTCTATGGCGCCGCAGAAGGCCGAACTCCGCCGACGCAACCTACCAAGGCGAGCCCGGGTACTGGACCTGTTTTGCGGAAACGGTGAAATGTATAGACTGACATATAAGAACCGCGTGGCCCTCTATCACGGAATAGATAAAGAGAAGGTCCACGACCCCGGTATATGCACATTGATTAACAATAATATTTATATCACTCATAATGACATGAACCAGTACAATGTATTCGACCTGGACGATTACGGTTCACCTTGGAAACAGATATATCTTATCCTGAGAAAGTACACCAAAGCGAAGCTAACTCTATTTGTTACGGATGGACTGGTGTTACACCAAAACTTAGTCGGAGACGTTTCAAGGTTCGTATCTGCTACTGAAGGTTTACCCAGGCAAACTAATATCCCTGGCCTTGGTCGCTGGTACGTTGATATATTCGCCACCATGCTACTGGACCTTGAAAAGCGGTATGGATACCAGACACAGAAGGCCGAATACTTCCATAATGATAAGCGGACAGTCTATTACTGGCATATAGATTTACAGAGAAAATCTAAAAAATAGCTGTAAAAAATCTGATTTTAGCTTTAAAAACCTTGACATCCCTAGCTATATTGCTTATAATTACTATAACGAATATAGCGAAAGGAGAAGAAAATGGAAAGGGAGATAAGGCAAATATCACTAAAAACCATCAAATCAGACCCAGGGCAGCCACGGAAGGAGTTCGACAAGCGATCCATTTCAGAGCTTGCTAACAGTATTAAACGAAATGGCCTACTTCAACCGATCAGTGTCAGGTCAAATTTTAACGGCGGCTATATTATCATAGCTGGCGAAAGAAGATTCCGGGCAGCCCACAGTCTAGGCTTAGAACATATAGACTGCATAGTTTTCCAAGGCAACAAAAATAAAGCTAAAGAATTCCAGTTACTAGAAAACATCGTCCGGCAAGATCTGAATTCAATAGAAGTGGCAGAGGCATATCAGTCATTCTTGGAGAAAGGTTACACGCTGGACGAAATAGCCGATATCGTCGGCAAGCCTAAGAACATCATATCCTGGCTATTGAATATTCTGAAAACCAGACCTGAAATCCAAGCCATGATTAGGAAGGATCAAATGAGTCTGGTAGTAGGCATAGCACTTGGTAAACTGACACCCAATGGTCAACTGAAAGCATTAGGTATAATGACCAGCAACCAATTATCCGTTCAGCAATGCCAGCAATTATGCGAGAAAGTCTATTCAGAAGAAAACCAGACCGAACTATTCCCGGAAAGCAAGTTAAGCAATGAGGAAATGGCCACTAGGCTAAAAACCAAAAACGCTATCGAGCGCGCCTGTAAAGCTCTTGAAGAAATAAACGAACTGGAACGGACCAGCCCAGGTATTACAGCCGCGTCCATGCTTGAAAGACTGGATATCACCAAAGGCCAGTTAAGCCTAATGGGTAAACTGATTAACAAACTCATGAGAAGCCTGGATAGCCAGAGAGTGAGGGCGTTATGCTAAAGACTAAAATCATCTATGAGCCACAAGGAAGAGCAAGGGAATATAACGATTTGGCCGCTAACTTATATAACGGTTGTGGCCACCGTTGCACTTACTGTTATGCACCAATATTTACCCATAAAAGCAATGAGCAATTCCACGATCCAAAGCCACGTAAAGATGTTATAAAACTGTTAGAAAAAGACTGCCAGATACTAAGGCAAACCCACGCTGGCCAACAAGTATTCTTATGCTTTACCTGCGATCCTTACCAGCCTATTGATAAAGAATTCCAATTAACGCGAGAGGCCATAGCGATAATTCATTTCTATGGCTTACACGTTAATATACTAACCAAAGGTGGGTCTAGAGCAGAACGTGATTTTGATTTATTAACCTCAGAGGATAGTTTTGGCACCACGATAACATTGTTAAAAGGCTTTGAAGAATGGGAACCAGAAGCAGCTCCGCCGGCGGAAAGAATAGAAAGTATAAAACATGCTCATAAACAGGGGGTGCATACTTGGATTAGTCTTGAACCCGTTATTGAACCTGAGCAATCCCTGAAAGTAATAGGACTAACCGAAAGGTTTGTTGATAAATTCAAAGTCGGAAAGCTTAACCATCATCCATTGGCCCAAACGATAGACTGGCATAAATTCGCCATAGATGTTATAAATACCCTGAAGCGTTATAATTGTGATTACTACATAAAAAAGGATTTAATGCAATGGGTGAAATGAAAAAGACGACAATACAGATTGGGCAGGATACAAAAGAAGCGTTAAGCAACATGGGGCGCAAGGGCGAAACATACGACCAGATAATCCAGAAACTAATTGAGGCTCAGAGGAAGCCCAACAAATAGAACTAGTATAACCAAAAGACTGGAAAGGCATAGTTTGACCGCTATGCCTTTTTTATTGAGGTGGATTATGGAAGGAAGAAAACCAAAACCAACAAATTTAAAAATATTGGAAGGCAACCCGGGTAAAAGGTTGCTTAACTTAAACGAGCCACGGCCAGAGCTCACAAAACCGCATTGTCCAACCTGGCTGCGCTTAGAGGCAAAACGAGAATGGCGGCGGATAGCGCCACAACTGGAAAAAATAGGCTTGCTATCCAAGCTTGACCGGGTGGCCCTGGCTGGCTATTGCCAGACATACGCGAAGTGGAGACAGGCAGAGGAATTTATTGAGAAGCATGGTTTTTCTCTGACCATTCCCAAGAAGGACGAGGAAGGCAGGGTAATATCAATGTACATTCAGCAATACCCACAAGTCAGTATCGCCAAGCAATGTCTGGACCAGATAAAAGCCTTCTGTGCTGAATTCGGATTAACACCAGCCGAACGAAGCCGATTATCTATTGGTGAGAAAGATAAGAAAGACGACCCTATGGCGGATATACTTAATGGTGTCCGTGATAACTAATGGCCGTACTTATTAAAAGTCGCCTTGGTAAAAGACGGTTACTTGAAAACGGCAGGGCAAAAGCCGACCGGGCCGTTAGGTTTATTAATACATTAAAGCATTCAACGGGACAGTGGGCAGGTAAGCCTTTTATCCTGATGGACTGGCAAGAAGAGCTAATCCGCAGATTTTACGGTACTTTAAATCCAGACGGAACCAGGCAATATAGGACTGTCTGGCTAGAAGTTCCCCGGAAAAATGGTAAAACAGAGCTAGGAGCGGGCGGATTTGCCTTACCCTTACTCTACCTGGATGATGAATTAGGTGCTCAGATATACAGCGCTGCCAATGATAGAGAACAAGCAGGGCTTTTATTCCAAGCTGCAGCCCCGATGGTAGAACAAAACCATACTTTAAACAGCCTGAGCAAGGTCTACTCACCGCAGAAGAGAATAGTCTATTACAGGAATAGATCATTTTATGTAGCCATCAGTGCTGATAGATACAATAAAGATGGGCTTAATGCTCATGCGATTATATATGATGAACTCCATGCCGCAAAGACTAGAGAATTATGGGATGTGCTTACAACTTCACATGGTACCCGAACTCAGCCAGCGGACATAGTAACCACGACTGCTGGATATGACCGTAACTCTATATGCTGGGAACTTCATAATTACGCTTGCAAGGTACGGGACGGAATAATAGACGATCCGACCTGGCTAGTTTGCATATATGCCGCCGAACCTAAAGAAGATTGGACCGATGAAGACGTTTGGTTGAAGTGCAATCCAGCGTTAGGAGTATTCCGCAGTATCGAGGAAATGCGGTCACTCTGTAAAAGGGCGCAACAAACGCCAGCACTGGAAATGACATTCAGGAGGCTATATTTAGATCAGTGGGTAAACTCAGCGGAACGATGGATGCGAATTGAAACCTGGGATGCTTGTAATAAGCGGTTACCAAAATTAGCGGGACTGAAATGTTACGGCGGCTTGGACCTATCTTCCACAAAGGACTTAACCGCATTGGCTCTGGTATTCCATATCGGCGATAAATACGCGGTGAAGATGCACTATTGGATACCTGAAGCGACCATGCTGCAGAAGGAAAAAGAGGACAGGGTGCCGTATTCGCTTTGGAAGCGCCAGGGACACCTTCACGTCACGGATGGAAATGTAGTTGATTATGATTACATGCGCGAGATTACCCGTCAGGAAGCTACTAAATACGAGATAGCAGAAGTTGCTTTTGATAGATGGAACGCAACTCAGATAGTCACTCAGTTAATGGATGATGGTTTTAACATGACACCGTTTGGCCAGGGATTTGTTTCAATGAGTCCAGCGACAAAGGATTTTGAAACGCAAGTCCTATCAGGAAACCTTATCCACGGTAACAATCCTATACTCCGGTGGAATATAGACAACTTGGTTGTCCGCCAGGATCCAGCAGGAAACTTGAAACCTGATAAGGAAAAATCAACACAGCGAATAGACGGCGCGGTCGCTACGATTATGGGGTTGAGCCTAGCGATAAAGCACGCAGATGAAGATGCGCCTAGTATTTACGAAACGCAGGGAGTTACAGCTTTATGAAAAAAAGTGATATTGTCGACGATGTTTTGACCGTTGGCGGTATAGTGATGATTGGCACTGGAATATGGTTTATATACTGGCCAGCGGCTTTAATTGCGATGGGATTATTATTTGCTTCCCTGGGAATATTGGGGAGTAGATTAAGGAGACGGCGAAATGGGTAAAATAGCAGATTACATAGAGCGCCGTTACTCGTTGTCCGATGTCCAGAAGAATATATTCAGGAATATATTCAGCCGACCTAGTGCGGCCGGAGTAAATGTTTCGGAGGCATCGGCATTAAAGGCATCGGCGGTATATGCTTGCGTCAGCTTGCTGGCCCAAACGGTAGCGTCCTTGCCATTACCTGTTTACCGAAGATTGCCTAGGGGAAAGGAAAGGGCAGTAAACCATCACCTATACGAGCTATTGCACGATGCCCCCAATCCTGAAATGACTAGCTACCAGTTACGCGAAACTATGGAAGGCCACCTGGCCACATGGGGGAATGCTTATTCTGAAATAGATTGGAACGAACGCAGCGGGATGATAAATGCAATCTGGCCACTACGGCCAGACAAGATGCAAGTCATAAGGGAAAAAGGGGAGCTGTTTTATATATATACCACGCCTGATGGTGTGGATCATAAATTACCCTCTTTTAGAATTTGGCATATCCCAGGTTTTGGATATAACGGACTTGTTGGCTATCCACCTATCCAATTGGCCCGCGAAGCCATAGGTTTATCCCTGGCCACAGAGGAATTCGGCGCAAGATTTTTCGGTCAAGGGGCGCATATGGGAATGGTGGTTCAACATCCAAAAACACTATCCAAGGTGGCCCATGATAACTTGGAAGGTAGTTTGAATACCCAATATGCGGGATTAGGTAAGTCTCACAGAATGATGGTCTTAGAGGAAGGCATGACTTGGCAGAGAATAGGGATACCGCCGGAAGATGCACAATTTCTTGAAACTCGCCAATTCCAACTATCCGAAATCGCCAGATTTTATCATATTCCGCCACACATGATAGGAGACTTGAATAAGGCCACGTTCTCAAATATCGAGCAACAAAGCCTGGAATTTGTAATTCACTGTATAAGGCCGTGGCTTGTAAGATGGGAACAGTCGATTCACCTTCAGCTTATGGGTCCAAGCGAAAGGAAACAATTCTATGCTGAGTTTCTTATCGACGGCCTATTAAGAGGTGACTCGGATGCCAGGGGTAAATTCTATAATCAGATGTTTATGATAGGCGCCTATTCGCCAAACGATATCAGGGAAAAAGAGAACATGAACCCCATAGACGGTGGCGATAAAACTTACGTACCGCTTAACATGGTGCCGATGGACCAGGCTGACCAAATAATTGAAGAAAAAGCTGTCAGGTCATTGCCAGAGACAAGGGCCAAGAACGGTGCCATATCAAGAGCTCGGACGGCCAAGTCTTTTGAACCAGTATTTAAAGATGCAGGACAAAGGATAGTAAAACATGAAGCTAAAATTGTACGGAGAGCCGCTAAAAATTATTTAAGCGAAAGGTCAAATATTGATTTTACTGAATGGCTGAGTAGATTTTATCGCGAATTTCCAGAATATATCAAGCGACAGAGCGACCCTGCATTCCAATCATTAATGGAAGCCATAGTACCGATAGCCGCCGACGAGGTTAACGGCGACGGGATTGTTACCTCAGAGGTAAAGAAATTTGTTGACGAATATGGCAAGTCGTTTATGGCCAGATATACTAAATCTTCTGAGGGGCAATTGACGTATTTAATTCAGGAAGCCATCAAGGCAGGTGATGAACCTTTACCTATCATAGAGCAAAGATTAGACGAGTGGGAAGATAAACGCCCGGGCAAAATTGCCGCCAGGGACACCGTTCAATTAAGTAATGCCCTGGCCAGATTTATTTTTACTAGTGCGGGAATATTGAAATTAACTTGGGTGGCACTGGGAAGTAAGCCCTGTCCGTTTTGCCGACAGATGGACGGTAAGGTTGTTGGGATACAGGAAGCCTTTTTAAGTAATGACTCTATTCTGAAAGCTGAAGGAGAAAACGACTTGGTGGTATATCAGCCAAGGATGCACCCACCATTACACGATAAATGTGTTTGCCAGATATCACCAGGATAAACATACTGTAAGTTATGCAGGGCGGTTGAGGAAACACCTCGCTCCCTGCGCCAAGTTTAGGACTGTAAAAGCAGTCCTTTTTTATTGGAGGAGATATGAATTTTACACCATCACCTGCTAAATTAGTGCGACTTGTTGACGAGGAAGGCAATGTGGTTAAGCAAGTTCGAATGAACAGGGCAACAAGACGCAGATTAAGGATTAAAGGTAAAAATAATGCCAATACCAAAACCAACAACTAAAGAGACCGAGGAAGAGTTTATATCAAGGTGCATGGGTAACGATTTAATGAATGACGAGTATCCGGATAACAAGCAGCGCTATGCAGTTTGTCAGTCCCAATGGGATAAGGATAAGGAGAAAAAGACCATGAAAACAGAAAGAGAAATCAGGACATTTGAGCTCGATACTATAGAAATCAGGGCTGATGATGATAAGGAAAAAATCAGGGGGCATGCTGCTGTATTCAACAAACTCTCCGAAGAGATGTTTGGATTTAGAGAAATCATCATGCCAGGTGCCTTCACAGAAGCAATATTGAAAGATGACATCCGTGCTCTATTTAACCATGACCCAAACTATGTATTGGGTAGAAATAAAAGCGGAACACTGAAACTGGAAGAGGACGAGAAGGGGCTGGCTATAGAGATTGACCCTCCTGATACACAATGGGCAAGAGACTTGATGGTATCTATTAAACGTGGAGATATTAGCCAGATGTCGTTTGCCTTCAATATCAGGAGCAAGAAAGGTGAGGAATGGGACCAGCAGGAAGGGAAGATTCCTATAAGGAAACTTATAAATACGAAGCTATACGATATATCACCTGTTACATACCCCGCATACCTGCAAACAGATGTCAAAGTGCGTTCGGCATTTGAGAAGGCGGGATTAGATGCGGAACGGTTGATAACTGTAATGGAGATGCAAAGGGCAATAACTAATGAGGATATAACAGTGGTGAGAGAAGCCATTGATATATTAAATAGCTATCTTCCAAATAAAGCGGAAGATTTGGGCGTTCAGGGTGCTCACGATAACGATGGGTATGTTGAGCGTCTGAATATGGAACGCTGGAGAATGGAATTTGATAGCATCTAAATAAAAAACTAGGAGGATAAAAAAATGCAAAGATATTTTGAATTTCAGAGAAAGATTACTGCCTTGAAAGAGGAAGGCCTTGCTATTTTGGATAAGGCTGATTCTGAAAAGCGCAATCTCTCTGATGAGGAAAACACAAAACTAGAGGAATTTAAGGCGGAGAAGCAGAAGACGGAGAGGACTCGTAACGAGTATGTGGAAGCGAAGGGGTTGCAAAGTGAAATTGCCAATTTAGGCAAACGGGATGCACTCAAGCCAGACCCTGAGGGAAAGAACGCTAAAGACGACGATGCCGAACTGCGGAGTCATTCATTTATGAAATGGATGCGCCATGGACGGAATGGACTTTCGGATATTGAAAACCGCGCTCTGGTAGAAGATGCCACGGGGCAAATTCTTGTACCAGAAGATATCATGACTGAAATAATCAGGGTCTTGCCCGGTCTCACTGTAATGCGTGGCTTGGTAACCCCTCGAACGACTACCAGAGATCGGGTGAGAATCCGCTCTCTTACTGAAGTAAGCATGGGATGGGGCAAGTTGGAAACTGGCTCCGATGTTACCGAAACCATACCAGTTCCTGCTGAAGACTGGATGTATGTAGAGGACTTAACAGGGCTTGCCAAGATTGGGCGTGATGAGCTACAGGATACCGATTATAACCTGAAGGCTTTTATCGCCGACTCGTTCGCCCGGGCGCGGGCGGAAACGGAAGACACCGCCTTTGCCATAGGTACAGGCCATGCTAACCAGCAACCAGACGGGATAGCGGTGGATGCTCATATTACCAACGTCAACCTAGCCACCGCTGATGCTATCGTCGTTAATGACCTAATTAACCTGGTATATACTCTGCCGGCCAAATATCGCAAAAATGCCAGCTTCCTGATGAATTCGCAAACAGAGAAGGCAGTTCGATATCTGCGGGCGGAAGTGTCTGCTGGTTACTATGGCGATTATCTCTGGCAACCAAACGTCCAGGCAGGGAAGCCAAATTCCTTACTCGGATATCCTGTTTATAATCAAGATGATATGAATTATCCTGCTGATGAAGTCGTCGCAAAGAATATCATATTCGGCGATTTCAAAGCGGGCTATCGTATTCTTGATAAAGCACAGATGTCCATAGCCCGACTTGACGAACTCTACGCAGAGTCAGGGCTTGTCGGGTTCCTGGCTTACTTCAGGGTAGGCGGTGGCGTAGTAAGAACTAACGCCTTCAGGGCCTTATATAACAACACCTAAAATACATACCTATTTATAGGTAAAGTGAATAGAGTTGAGCGTCCGCATCGAGAGTGAAAATGATTCTCTCGAAATAATAGGACAGAGGAAAACTAAAAATGACAGCGAAGATGCACAGGATGCACTTACCCCAAGTGGGAGAGGGAGTAATCCATGTTCCAGGTGGAGTACCTTTCGAGGCAGATGATATTCCCCAGTATCCAGCAGCCTCATTTATGAGACTAGGTAACAAAGAGTTTATCTATGCCATAGCTGGAGCCACTCTTAATACTGACTTTGGAGCGTTTAATTCATATAAACAGAAAGTCATTCAGGCCCACTGTACTGCGGAGGTTGCAGCAGGGGAGACGGAGATAACCATTACTATAGATAGCGACGGGAGTCTATCTTATAGCGTAGGGGTTACGGCGAATGAACTCGCAGGTGGACAATTTATAGCGTTTCCAGGCAGCGAGAACAGCTATCGTCGGGGCATAATCGGCAATACGGCAATAGCTCTTGGAGGTGGAGATATAACTATCACTTTAGACTCTCCTACTCCAGCAATAACTCCCATAGATAAATGGTGCGAATGTATCAGAAATCCCTATGGGTGTGTCAAGTCGAACCAAGGCGCACAGGCAATGGTCATGGGTATGCCTACAGTAGCGGCAAAAGCTACTCAGGGCTTATGGCTTCAGGTATCAGGCCCGAACTGGGCTGCGCCTGTATCTGGTGCGGGTGGACCTGGTGGTGCCGATGGGTTACTGGAATGCGTGTTTGTAGGTAACGGAAGCATTGCTGTTCGTAACACTTCGAACGCCGCACAACAGCTTGCTGGAGTCGTTATCGCCTTTTTGGACGGCGGCGGGCAAGCCTCTCCGTTCATCATGCTTCAGATAGCGCACTAAAGTTGATAATCCAGGGGGAAGGGAAACCAACCCCCTGGATACCATAATGATTTAATGGGAGGGAGAATTGAAAATAATAATGCAAGAGTCGGCGGCTACGAAATTAGGCACTTTGGCCGCTGGCGCCATAATCGAAGTACCAGAGGAAATAGGGCGGGAATGGTGTAAATCTGGATTGGCAATTGAAACTACCTCAATTGAGCCACCTGAAAATGCAATGTTATCACGACCGATACGGAGAAAAGCACATGGCGTTAATAATAAAAACACAACCAACAATCGAACCAGTAAGCCTAGCAGAGGCTAAGAGCCATTTACGGATAGACTCAGAGGATTTCGCCACTGATATCACCACGAAACAGTCTATCGTACCTGGCAGCCATGTTATTGCCGCGGCTTATACCTTAGAAGGCAGTTCAATAGCAGTATTAGGATATTCCGTATTGGTGAATCTCAATGCTGGTGATTGCTCAGGCGGGACTGTTGATGTCAAACTCCAGGACTCGGATGATGAGATTACCTGGACTGATGTAACCGATGGCGCATTTACTCAGGTTGATGGGGACAATGATAATGCTATCCAGGAGAAAGCATATACTGGAGTTAAAGCGTATTTAAGAGCGGTGGCCACAGTAGCCACGGGCGCGTGTGTATTCTCAGTCGATGTTATAAAAGACGCGTCAACGGTTGTTGAGGACGACCTGATAAATGCCCTTATAGCAACCGCCAGGCAATATGCCGAGGACTTTCAGAACCGAGCCTACATTTCCCAAACCTGGGAGCTATGGCTTGATAAGTTCCCAGATAAGAATTATATCGAGATTCCATTGCCTCCGCTACAAGTGCCGGCCATAACTGCGGGCACCTTTGTAACAGGCACCGTTTATCGTATTCTGACCATAGGGGATACTGATTTCACTTTGGTCGGCGCCTCAGCCAATACAGTAGGCGTCGTATTTACGGCGACAGGGGCAGGCAGCGGGACTGGCACGGCAACGATATCGGGTATCATTACGTACTATAACACTAGCGATACCGAATACTTCATTGATGCCGGCGAATATTTTGTAGATACAAAGAGTGAGCTAGGGCGGATCGTATTAAATTATGGAAAGTCATGGCCTTCAACTACTCTAAGACCTGCTAATGGAGTATGTATTACATTTGTTGCTGGTTATGGCGCCCTGAGGGCAGACG